ATAGGACCGGAAGGTCCGGGGGCGGTTACTACTACTACGTTACTGTTTGTATTTGTGGTTACAGTATTTATCATCTTGTTACTTCTTTAGATAATCTGACAGGTCCTTGTAAAATTCTGGTTACTTCTGGGCAATTAGAACCTATAGGTGCAAATATTTCTAAATCATATACAGCATCATTAAAATCTAATAATGAAGAAGTACAGGATGCAATATAAATCCCTAAAGTTCCTGATGTTGGTGGTTTATATGGGCTGGATCCAGACATACTAATGCCAGTTCCATCTGCATTACGGTCGCTAGACAGACTTAAATATACAGTTTCTGATGTTATAGAAGGTCTAATTTGCATTCTAGCACCATAACCTGTTAAGTCAACAGGGTTATTTTGAGAATCCTTGTATTGGACCTCAAAATCAATCGTAGTTCCCTGTTCTATATAAATTGGATATCTGCCAGCGGACATATTTTGTTATAAATATTTGAGAAATAAAAAGGACCCCATTTCTGGGATCCTAATTAATGATTATGAAAGTGTATATTTATTTTTCTTCTTCTCTGGAGATAAATTCCCCTTTATCCATGTCTATCTGGCCATCACCATATTTCTCTGAAAGCTCAGCTGAAATTTTTCTTTCTTCTTCTTGGGTTGCTTTTAAAGAAGATAACAATGCTTGTTTTCTATCTTCTATTTGGATTTTTGTTAGTTCTAAACTACCCAATTGATTAGTAATGGCAGCATAATCTTCTTGTAGTTTACGGACTGAATTAAGTTCTTCTGTAGTGAGTTTTTTGTTTTCCATGACTTTTTTAAATATAAATATTATTTTTTAGTTTTCCAAATTTTCTTTAACTATTATTTTTGTTTTGTTACTATATTTAGAATAATCAAAATTAGTATCTTTTTGAATAGTGTCTGGTATTAAATATCCAAACATTTTAATAGAAAAAGTGGATTTAACTATACGTTCAGAGCTTTGTTGTAAATCAACTATAGTTGAGTAACCATCTATATCTGCCTTAAATTTAAATCGTTCTGGGTCCCCCCAATATGATCCTGCTGCATAGTTTATAGCTTCAATAATTTTATTCATTTGTTCAATATAATAAGTATAAACTACTACATCGTAATTTATATTGATATAATCAGGAACAACCACCCCATAAAATTGTTTTTCAGGTATTCTATTATTTAATAATGCAAAATTATCATATACATTTCTTTGGGAATATGGTTTTTGAAAAACCCCAAAGTTACGAGGCATATTGGCATCTATCTTAGAAGTTATATTTTTAACTCTATCAAATCCCGTTCTTTTATAAGTTAAAAGAGGGGCCATTATTTTACCATTTTTATCCCTATAAAAACCATCTTTTTGTATTTGTTTCCATTTCTCAGCATCACCATACACAATAGGCATTGGTATTCGTTTACCGTTTTGGATAACATGTGGTTGAATTACTTTATCAAAATAATACTGTACTGCATTATCTAAATCTTGTAATCCAACAGTAAATGGTTTGGTTGTATCTCCTTTAAAAGAAACTTGTTCTGCTCTATTAAGTTCTTCTGTAGTATTAGGATTACCTGCTGTTTTATCAAAAGCAGATATTAAATCATTAGATATTTCTTTCTGTGATTTTGGTCTTACATCTCTAGTAGGTTTACTCATCTTTCTTGACTAATTTGTACCTTATCTGCTGGTATAAGGTGGGTTTCACATATTATAGAGAGTGAAGTACCAAATTCCCCTAATCCTTGAGAATAAGGGTAAGATGGGTCTTTTCCTACAAATAATTGATTCTCAATTACACTATCAACAGCAAAATAATTATCTAAATATAATACAATATCCCCTACTTTAGGTACTAATTGAAGATCAGTTAAATCATCTCTTAAAAAAGCAAATTTTAAATTACGGGAAACATCAACACCAAAATCTCCTACAGACCATTCTTGGTCCTGTCGGGTCACTAAGCATTGTAATAAAGTAGGTCCATCGTAATATTTTTCAGCTGCTTCTCCATATATGTTAGTAGCTGATTCTTTAATTTTGAGCATATAAAATCCTACCTCTTGAGTGATGATGTCTCTCAAGAGTTCTCTATTCATATGACGGAATAGGGATATATCTCTACTTGAACCAAATAATGCCAAATTATGTTGTTTTTTCTAAAGTGTCTATTTTTGTTTTAACCAACGCAACTCCTTTTATTTTACCTTCCCCATCTTCACCTTTCATAATTATATCCTTTATTTCTTCTGCTCTTTCACTGGCAGATAGATTGGTTATAAACTTGATTTTTAAAAGATGAAACTCATAGTTTTCATTTCTTGAGGAAATATCTTCTAATCTATCATTTTGAACAGTATTTGCTATTATGACATTTTTTATACCTCTAATTCTATCCAAAATATAGGTTAGATTTACATTTTTATCTGATTTAATCAAATAAAGTACTTTGTATTTTTTAAAAGGTTCTACTATTTTTTTATTTTCTTCCATATTAACCTACATAAATGGTGAATGGTACATTAGATAATTCCCCTTTCATAAAGTCACTTTCATCTCTTTTTCTTTCCATTAATGCTTTACGAGAAGTTTCATCAAAATAAGCTCTTAATCTATCAACTAAAGCGATTTTTTCAGAAGCCGCTTGGGACAATAAACTCTCACCGTTTAATGTTACTTCAGATCCAGGGATAGGAACAGTATTGTATTTATTTCTTATAAGTCCCAACATTTCTTTACATAAAGCTAATGTATATTCAAATATCCATTGTCTTCCTACTGAGTTGATTAATCGGTAAGTAGGATTAATGTATGGTGCATTAGATACATCTGTAATTTTTCCTGAGCTGCCTGAAACAAATGCTAAGTTTCTTTCACTTTTCTTAACGTATTGGATCAACATATTAGCTCCTGCAGCACTACTTCCTGGTATAGGAAATACTCTTAACTTGTTATTAATTAATTCAAAAGAAAAATTTGATTTTCTAATTTGATCATTTAACTCAATTGCTTGGATTTTTTGGGTATCATAGCTAATAGGCATCATTAAGAAATTAATTCCTGGGGAATAATTTCCAAATCCAAAAGAAGACAATAAAGATTGAACTCCTGTTCCTGTTCCAGCATATGGATCAAAATATCTCACTATGGCTGGAGAGGATTGGAAAAATACTCTTTTAACTTCAATTTCATCTCCATCTGCTAAACTAGCACTAACACTAGCCCATTGGTTTAAATCATATACTTGTTGATTTGGAACTAAAGGTATAGACCCACTATACCAATCTGTATTACCTCCTGTACCTGTTTCGGTACCATATTGTTCTGCAATACGGATTAGGTTACCTAAATTAGGGCGGGTTAATGTGTTATTTAATACTGAACCAGTATCATTACCTTCCAAAGACAGGTAGTTATCTCTTAATTTATACGCATATAATTCATTCCCGTATACAGTTATTGCTTCTTCAAAAGCAGTGTAAAAATTATACGGTTGTAATTCTACATCAACTAAAGGGTATCCTAATCGACGGGCAGCAAACGTTGCTACCTTATCGGCATCAATTTGAAAATCATAATCATAATCATAAAACCCAAAAGGAGTATCTCCTGGGAAGAATGATGATGATCCTGGATATATAGGGATATTGGCCATAGTTGGTGATTTATTATAAATATAATGTATTATTAGTCTCTATAAGACAAAAATACTCCTAATATTGGATCTACTACTTTATGTCTGTGGTTTTGGTGCAATGACACTACTTTAACCCTGGGTACTTCTAGTTCTAGTTTTAAAAAGAAATCAAATCCGGATTCTTTTTTGTTTCTTAGGTCACATTGAGACATATCTCCACAAAACACCATTTTAGAATTTAAACCTAATCTACCTATCATTAATTCTGTTTGTCTCATAGTGGCATTTTGTGCCTCATCAACTAAAACAAAAGAATTAGAAAATGTATTACCTCTTAAAAAACCAAAAGGAGCCACTATAACAGACCCATCTTGAATTAATTTTTCAGTTTTTTCTTTCCCTACTAAATCATACATTATGTTATAGATCGGGGAAGTTAGGTAGGATAGTTTGTCATCCACGCCTCCTGGGAGGTACCCAATGTCTTCTCCCGCGGTTACAAAAGGGCGAGCAATAATTAGTTTTTCAACTTCCTTATTAAATAACTGATCCAAACCGGTTTGGACAGCTAACATGGTTTTACCACATCCTGCTTTACCTTTTATTGCTGTGATGTCATGATGTAAAATTTCTGCTTTAGCGAGTTTCTGTTCTTCATTTAACGTTATTCCAAATTTAATTGGTCGTTTAGGCTTTCGCTTTTCTTTGAAAACCTCATCAGTGTGATGATTACTTGGCATAATAATTTTTCACACATAAATATAAAAAAAGACCCGAGTTAAACCCGGGTCTTTATAAAATTTTATCTAATGTTTATTATTAGATAGTGTTCAATCCGCTGATCTCGATACGACCGTAGAATTCAGGACGTAGCATTTTCTTTGCGTAACGAGTCAACAAACCTTTACGTGGAGTGAAGCTTGTTGGATCGTAGATCAAAGGAGTCATGATCAATGGAATGTAAGGAGCAAATACAGCACCTGCTTCCAAGAACTGGTTTCCACGGAAACCAACTAGTACTTGGTTTTCAGTCATGTATGGGTTCTTGTAAACCTTGATCGCAGAGTTAATAGCACCAGCTTTTTGTACACCGAAGCTATAGTTCATCTTAGTTACATCACCTGTGCTATCAGAAGCATATCCTGGGATAGACTCGATGATAGTAGCAACACGTGGGCTACATACTAAGAAGTTAGCACCTCCACGAAGAGTTTTCTGGTGGATAGTATTGCTAATCTTCTGGATCTTGGTTCCCAATGTTTGGAACCACTGACCTTGAGTGTTGAAGAAATTGCTAGAAGCAGGTACTAAGTTAGTTCCATCGTATACTTCGTTGTTACGAGCAGACCATACTTCAGTAGCAGCGTTAGCGTTTTGGATCAACATATCCAAAATTTCCAAGTCAATCTCTAGAGAGATATACTCACTCATCACACCAGTCAATTCAGCTTCAGCATCAAGAGCGTGGTATGCGTTTAGGTCTTGTGCGAACTCAGGAGTCCATACAGCCTTCAACTTACGAGTTTTAGCAACAATAGCCTCACTACGTAGCTGAACATTAATCTCAGGGATAGAGATTGGGTTGTTCAAACCATTCAAAGTAGTGTTACCATCTTCAAAATCACCACGAGTGTTATCTGCAGGAGCCAAGCTGAAAGATACAGCAGTGTTAGGGTGTGTAGCAGGAATTGCATTGTTCAAAGAAGAAGTAGGTACGATAAACGTAGCAGTAGTACCACTGTAAGTAGTGAATGCTGGTAAGTTATTAGCTACAGTCAAAGTTGAACCTGAAGTGATAGTGAATGCACGTACTGCGTTGAAATCAGTGCTTGCAGGTAACGTTACAGCCAACTTAGCATAATTAGCAAAAGAAGAGCTAAAGTTATCGTCGAAGTTGAAATCAGACCAGCTCATTGCACTACCAGAAGCAGTTACAGTAGCATTTCCAATAGACTGTGTGGTGTTGATAGAGTAACCGAAACGGCCAGCTCCATACAAACCACCAGAGTTGGTGTTACCGAATGGGAAAGCAGCAGAACCGCTGTTACCATACATTGAATCACCAGCACCAAATGGATCTTTGTCTGTTCCATACTGGAAGTCCAAGTAGAAAACAAGACCAGAAGGTAAATTCATTGGCTGAACACTAACAAATTCTTTTGCAGCGATCTGACCAAAGATTTTACGAACCAAAGGCAATGCAACAGCAGCATACTGTCCACCAACACCTGCAGTGAAGCTACCACCAGCAACACCACCACCAGTTTGAGAAGACTCGTTTACTAATTGCTTAGCTTGGTTTTCAAGAATAATTGCCATATTGGCAGAATCATGCTCGTTTGCAAGTCCTTCTAAAAGACCTGTCTTAGACCACTTACTGGCTAAACGAGCGGCGTCAGATTGAAGTTCCTTCAATGGCTGAGCGCTTTCGAGTAATGATTGTAAGTTCATTTTTTGTTTTTTCTATTTTTTGTTTTTTAATTATAGGCCAGCTAGTTTTTTAAAGCGGCTAACCATTTCGCTTTCTACAATAACTTCTTTTTCCTTGTTCTTAGTTGCAACACCTGCAGGTTTAGAAGCAAATCCTCTTGATTCTTTAATAGGGGATTTTTTCTCGCCTACAAAGCCATTTTTCAAAGTTTCATAAACTAACTCAGCTTCTTTAATAGTTTCAGCTTTATCTAAAGTAGATAATACTTTAACCTTTTGAGCTTCTGTTAAGTTTTTGCTTTTAAATAACTTATTAGTATAAAGTAATTTAGCGTTGAACAACTTAGTTTCTTGTAATTGTTTTTGAAGAGTTTTGATAGTATCAACAGCTTCAGCAAGTTCTTCTTCCATTTTTTTCTTGTAGTCTTCTACACCTTCTTCTTCAGCAGTATCTTTTTTAATTTTACCACGTTTAGAAGCAGGAATGTCTCCCTTGTTTCCACCATACTTTTTACGCTCATCAAGAGTTTCTTCTTCTTCAGTTTCATCAGTTACTTCTTCAGTTTCTTTAGTTTCAGAATCACCCTCTTCATAATTTTCACCAGCTTCAAGTTCACCTGATTCAATCATGTCGTCGATTACTAGTTCTACCACGTTTTTGAGGTATTCTTCTTTTTCTTCGTCAGACATGTTTTCAAAGTCAACTTCCGCATCGTCTTCTACTGGTTCTTCTGAATCTCCCATTTCATCTTCTTCAGATTCTTCAGATTCTTCTTCCAATAGAGCAATGATGTCATCAAGGCTTTCTTCTGATTCTTCTTCTAAAGAGTCTTCTTCTAGAGTATCTTCCTCTTCTAAGGAATCCTCTTCTAGAAAATCTTCTTCATCTAAAGTTTCTTCTGTTACCTCTTCAGTTACATCATCTGTAGAGTCAGATACCATTTCATCAACAGTATCCTCAATTTCCTCTTTTACTTCATCATCATCATCATTTTCCATAGCTTCAATTTGCTTGGATAATTTTTCTTTGATGAACGGAGTAAAAGCTTCTTCTAGAGCAACCTTAGCATTTACAATAGCTGCTTCTTTAACAGCCTTTGCATCTGCAATTGCTTCTTTAAACAGTTCTCTGTTTGTCATTTTACTAAAAATTTAAAATTGTTTTTTTTAGAGTATACCTATTAAGAGGTATAATATAGGATTAAAAAATTTAATACCATATAGAGGATGGTATATTCCTATATACATATATACAAAAAACAAAAACCAAAACAGAGGATATCCTCTCTTTTAATTTACATAACACTGCCCATGGGCACACAGGATATCTTGTAAAGTACTATTAACTGTACTATAATCTATTTTTCCTGTTTTATCTATAGATTCATTTAACCCAACTGAACTCATGAATGATCCTGGGTTGGATGGGGTGGAAACGAAATCCCAACATAGTAATTCAAAATCATCTTGTACCTCTAAAGTTTCACCAATTTGTTTTAGTGAGCCCATTCCACGAGATGATACACCAAGTGTGATGTTAGATTCTACAAGTGATTTAACTATATTGCCTGATGGTGTAGGAAGTATTTCTAGTTTTCCCATAATATTATCTCCGTCCCACCAAATATCTACTATGTTATGAGATACATTTTTTAAATTAATAACCGATGAGTCTGGGTGGTCTAATTCACCACATGCTCTTCTTTGTTTGACTAGGTCCATGTACTTATCAATTTCTCTCTTCCAAAGATCTTTTGAGTAATATCTCCCATTGCCGTTTTTTACCTCAGCAGAAGCTAGAATACCTTCTACTAGAAGATTTCCGGTTTTTTCTTCGGTTAATACTACTTTTTTAGGGGAAAATAGTTGGGTTTCAATAAGTACTTGTTTACTCATTTATAATTTTTTATCTAGAATTTCTTTTACCATATCATCGATTAATTCATCGGCTGATTTAGAATTTCTAATGTCTTTAACAATATCGTCCCAAGATTTGATTTTACTTCCTACTTGTTGTTTTAAAGAAGCTTTAATTTTTTCAATTATATCCTTTTCTACATTGCTTGTAGGTTTATTCTCTTGTATAGAATTAATTTCCTCTTTAGGCATAAACTTACTATCCATTTTGGATTTTATTTTTTCATAAACTCCTTTTTTCTTTTCAAGTAACTTAATAGATTTTTTAATTTCTTTAATTTTACCTGTATCTACAATATCACTCATTTCTTCTGATTCAGTCATAGTGAGTTTATTTTGTAGTTCTTCTATTTTTTCAGTAATAGCGTTTATTTTGGCATTTAATCCTGCCATGTCACCTAAAATATCTATTTCTTTCATCATTTTGTTAACAGCCATTTTTTTAGCTTCTTGTAATGATGGTTTAAATCTTTTAGGATTTTTCAACATATACTTAACATATGTGTGAATTAATGAACTATCTAACTCATCTAAATCATCTTGGGTTTCAATAGATTTACCTGTCATTCCCTCTATATATGATTTTGGAATCTTATATTCAACAGCATATGTTTCTTCTTCTTCAAATGGTAAGTAAAGACAAACATCATCCCCCTTTAATTCACGTTCAATATATCCTCTAAGTAATGTTTTATGGATATTAGGGTTGTATTTTGGATATTGATCTTCCTCATTCATTTTTGTGTTGGAAATATTTTCTCTTATATTATCTGCCTCATCACGGACCCATGCTTGTTCATTTGGACCTAACTGATCATAATCCATTCCAAATTCTTCATTTGCAATTTTATCATAATCCCAATTGCTATAATATTCGTCATCATCATCCATACCGTAATTTGGAGGAACATCCATTCTACCGCCTAGGTATTCACTTACACTGTCTTCTTCTAAAGGTAAACCTTTATCATCCCTAGGCACAGCAACCGTGTCATCATCCTGCTCTTTATCAGCATCATAATACTCATCGTCATCACCATCAGAATCAGCGTAGGTCTTGTTTTTGGTTTCATTTAAACCAAAAGCACGTTTTTCAGCTCTTTCATCTTCTCTATCTGAAGCATTCATTTTATCTGCAATTGCTTTTTTAGCATCTTTTTCAGACATGCCTTTAGCCATTAGTTTTTCCAATGCCTTTTTAGCTTTTGGGTTAACATCAAATATATTTACTTCGTTTAAGTTAAGTAATCTTTTTACTTCTTCCCAAGGTTTATCTTCATAAGTATCTGCTAATTCTTTAGCTTTTTCTTCACCAACACCTTTGTTTTTTAACATTCTGAATCTAACATGATATGCTCCATTTTCCCATTGATCATCAGCGTCTTTAAAATTACCGGACATTCTTGGATCATGAAACATTCCTACTTCATTTAAGTCAGAATCAGCGTACATGCTTTCGCTTAATTTAACAGGTTCCATTCCTGAAGATTTAAACTTACCTGTTACTTCTTTGGTTTTACCTAATCCAGGAGCATCTTCTGTATACCCTACACCATCTTCACCAAATTGACCTTTTGTAATGTAATACATAGGGTCTTTAGATAAATTTTTATATACGATATCTTTTAATTGCTGTTCTGTTTTTTCAGCATTTTTTGGATTTTTCATTTCAGCATAATAACCAGTAAGTACTTGATTAAAAGGTAGATTATCTACTGCTTTTTTATCTTTAAAATCATACTCATTTTGATTTAATTTTTCTTCAAATAGTTTAAAGAAATCAAGTTGGTTATTACCCTCATTTTTAGGACCTTCTGAAATAATATTTTTTTGGTTTAGTACTGTTACTACTTGATCAAAAGGAGTAGAAGGGGTAAACAAGTTAGGGTATTGGGCAAGAGCAGCTTTAAAAAAGTTCTGCTTATGACCTTTTCCTTCTTTAATAAGGTTATACTGCTCTTGTAAGGTTAATTGTTTCATTTGTTATAAATATTGCTATTTTGTACTTAACTGATCTATAATTTGATCCATTAGTTTTTCTATTATCTTAGTTCCATAAAGAACATTATATCCTTCTTTTTCCTTATATATAACTGAAGAATCGGTTTCAGCTTTTGTAAGTAGGAGACTTATCGTTTGTAGTTTTTTTTTAAACGAGTAAAGTCATTCATCCTATCTTCTTCAAATTCTTCTTCATTTTCATACAATGAATCAAAAATTTCCTCCAAAGACGGCATATTGTCGTTTTCTTCAATTTCTTCTTTATTTTTTTCATCAGACGGTTTATTATTTAATTCTTTTCTAATTTTTTCTACTTGGTCTGTTAATGAATCAATATCAGAGGCTACTGCATCAAAGGTACCAGGTCCAAGCAAATTTGCTTGAGACAATAGAGCTTGGATTTCTTGTTCCAAATTCATCATTTTTACCTTTAAGTATTTTTTCTTATTCATATGTTATAAATATATTGTTATTTCCAAAGATCTACAGATGTATATGTTTTGGCTTTTTTCTTTAATTTATCTCGATCTACAAGCTTCCAACCTAATTTAAGGTAGTAGTTTCTTGCTGCTCCCTTAGCTTTTTTATTTGGATTAAAAGCAAATGGGGTAGCATATTGTCCTCCAACTCCCGGTGAAAAACCAGCTCCTGCTGTTCCTCCTCCTGTTAAAGACATTTCTTTAATTACTTTTTGAATAAGTAATCTAATATTATCCGGTGATTTTTTTTGCTTCTCTGTGGGCATCAGGATAATTTTTTCTTAAATGGGTACCTAGTTTATTTTTCAGTTGACGAATACCGTATAAAAATTCAATTAGCTCTTTATCTTTAGATAAATTTTCATCGCTAATTAATACGTCTTTTAAATCTTTTTCAAATTTGTTAACCTCACTATATATACTGGCTAGGTCAGGTAGGTATTCTATATCCCAACTAAATTTACCCATTTCTTTGTCTGTTTGAGTAGGGGTATATTTAGGTTTTTGGAACCTTCTAGTTTCCAGTACTTGGTTTACTAATTTGGTTAAATTCATGGATTAATTGATAATATTGAAGTAGGTTAACTAAGTTAGTTGAATTAATAGATGAGTTTTTTGGTAATTCTTTTATAACCTTTTTTACTTCATTTAATTTAATTTTTATAACTTTTTCTTCTATATTCTTTTCAATAGTATTTAGTTCGGAAAGAATTTCTCTAATTTTTGTATTATAGAACTCTTTAAGCTGAGGTACTGAATCTACCTTAGTGATGAATTGTTTTAATACTTCTTTTTGGGAAGATGTGAAATTTTCGTATTTATCGTTAAATTTCTCTAATAAGATTTTATATGTTAAAATACGTAAATCTTTATCATACTTGGAAAATTCTTCTATTACTTCATTTTTAACTGCTTTTTTAGTAATGCTAGAAGAAGTAAGAATTTCAAGTAATGTTACTTTATTATCTATAATAGAATCAGGATTAATTAATTCACTGTTGTTGTATATTTCTATTAATGAATATAAAGAAGCATATGCTTTATAATTAGGAAGTTTAATTTTAAAAAAATCGTTTATATTGTAATTTTCTTTTATTTCCTTAATAATATTATACTTTTCTTTTCTTAAAGTTGTACGATTAAGTTTTTTAGAAGATTCTAATATAGTATTTATTACCACATTGGCCTTAGACTCGGTTAAAGGAAGTTCTTTTAAAAGAGACTTATATAGTCTATATTCCTTCCCTAATTCATTTTTTACGAAATATTTTTTAACTATATCTAAAGCAGGTGATTTTTTTCCATTAATGGTATCGGCAGTAATTTGTCTTAATAATAATTCAAATAATATGCCTGTGTTTTTAAACTTGCTATGTTTTAGCTTGTTCATTTTATTATAAATATTATAAAGGAATTACTCTTTGATCCTAGACTCATCTAACAAGTCTCTATCAGAAGGTTTATTGAATATTATCTTTTTGTCGATTGACTCAAACATTTGTTTGTTTTTCAAGAATGTAGTTTGAGCATTTTCTAATGTTAATGGTGGTTGCCCTTTATTAACATCAGGTTGATCATCTACCTTCATATCTTTTTTACCTAATCTATCTCTTCCTAATGGATCTTTTTCAGTGTTTACCATGGAAGATTTTTCTTTAGGACGACCTAAATCAGATTCATCTTCATCATATCCAGGAGGTACATTACCTTTTTGGCTAGTATACCTTCCGGCTCCATATAGTGAAGCCAGATCATGTGGTGTACCATATGATTTACCGGTTTCTAATGGATCGTTTCCTTCAGATTCAATCTGTGTATTTCTGAATGATCGTTTTGAGTCTTCCCTAATTAAATCTCTATATTCTTCATATTGTTCCTCACTGAAATGGAATATATTATCATAAACCCAATCGGAAGGCATTAATTTAGCATCTATTATTTCTTTAGCTAAATCAACTTTTTCTTTCATTAATGCTATCCTTTCTTGATCATAAATGATTGAAGGGGTAGTCATTCCTAATTCAAAATTAGTTAAATTTTCTGCTGTATAGCCCTGTACATATAAATGAACCATAGCTATTTTATATAATTCTGAAAGGATAATGCGCTGTATACGTTCAATTGTGCGGGCAAATCTAATATCTTCGGCTGCTAATGTAGCTTTACCTTGCAGATCAGCCTCATATCCTAAAAATGCTTTAGGTACTTTAAGGGCAGCAAATAATTTATCTCTTAAATATTCAACATCCGCAATACCATCATACTCCATTCCTTTGGTAGTATCAATTCTAGTAGAGCTATCATTACCTCGTACAGGAATATAAAAATCTTCTAACATGTTTTGCATGTTATAATTCATATTGTATTGTCCTGTTTTATCATCAACAAATGGAGTACGTTTTAGATTTGAAATAGTTTTCTGCATAAATGCATCTACTTCCTGTGGAGGAATATTACCTACATTCATATAAAAAACTCGTTTTTCAGGAGCTCTAACAATACGATGGATTAACATAGCATCCTCCATCAAGGTATATTGCTTAAATAATTTACGGGCAGGTTCAATATATGAACGACCATAAGGTAAATAATTTACATCTGTTAATAAACGAAAATGAGCAACCTCATAATTATCAAAATAAACAGCTTGGTCGTTATCCCCATAACTAAAACCAGAATATGCACTACCTCCTCCAGATAATCCATCAGGGTCAAATTTAAATCTAACATCACTTGGATTTTTCTCATTCCATCCTTCTTCCCTAATTATATTATATGCAGTATAGGGTATAACATTGTATACACCATATTTTTCAGCTACCTCTAGTTTTAAGAAAAAATCACCATACTTACACATTTGGCGGATCCAACTCCATAAATTAAATTCTACGTTTAATACATCGTAAAATAAATTATACAAAATCTTTTGAATGTCTTCATCAGGTGATTTGATAGATAATACTTCACCCATATCATTTTTTAAAGTACATTCATCCGATACTATGTCTAGAGTAGAAGCAATAATAGCATCAGTATCCATTGCTTCATAATCTGAGTATAGTTGTGTTCTTAATGTTTGGTAGTTTAAAGCAGGGTTATATACAGGAGCATTTCCTGTAGTGTGCAGACGGGTAAAACGGTCAATTAGAGCGTTTGTCTGTATTTGTCCAGATTGTTGAACTTTGTTAATATCTACGACTTTTAATTCATTTCCACCAACGTTTCTAATTACTACGTCAGTTGAAAATAAGCGCCGTAAACGGGTAAATATACTAGTATCTGCCATGTTTATTGTTATAAATATTTATAATAACCAGGAAAGATCTTCTTGTTGACCTCCAATTTCTGTTTTCCACGGGTTATCAAATTGAGTGGTATTATACGCACCTCCTTTTTGGTGTCCACTTTTATATGAAGAAAGAGATGCTTTTGTTAGTTCTATAGATTGTTGTCTAAATTTTAAAGATGTATCTCTTAAGTACATAGCAATAGAAAAAGCCATAACTAGATCATCATTATAACCTGTTTGGGCTTCTGGGCGGCCATTTTTCCAAACAAATACTTTCATTTCCTCTAGTAGTCGTTTGGATTGAATATTTACAGATTGGTCACCTATAAATTCTCTAAATTTAGCTATTACTAAGGGTCGTGTTTTAAGAGACATAGTAAAACCTGGTACTAGATTATTATTGTTTTCTTGTTTTGCTATGTATGATT